CCCGGTGAGTGATTGGAAGCCTGCTGGGGTGAATATGGGGTAAAAAGAGCGTACCTGAATAGGACAGGATGCAGAATCCCTTGGGTGTGAAATGCACCCTTTATTAACCATCCCCCGTTGTGTTAATAGGTGGGGGTAAAATAGAAACTAAAAAATGAAAAGATATGACAACAGAAAAAACGCTAATAAAAGACTTTAAAATAGGTGATAAATTTTTATGGTTAGATAAAGTTTTTCAAGTTGTTGGTGATTTAGAAGTAATAAATGATAATATAGGAGGCACATGTTATAGACAACCTTGCAAGTGCATATCTGATATTAGTAGATTGCCAGCAGTTGAAAGAAAAGTATATAACAGATTTAAAGCAATGCAAGGTACATTATCTGTAAAATTTGACAAAGTTATTTAACCTAACCCCTTATTAAATAACAAGTAGGGGTAATAAAATTGGAAAAGATGTCTGCAAAAGGTACAACATGGCGTAAAAGTGATATACAGGAAAATGTACAATTGCTACCAAAAAAAGATGAGAAGTTGCCACAATGGGCGTATGAATTAATAAACTCTCTTTCATCAGAAATTGAAATATTAAAAGAACAAGTTAAAACACTTAAAAATGATAACAGCAATTGAATGTGCTACAATGCACAGCGGGTTTACCGAGCAGGATATTAAAGATAAATTTCCGTGGGTAATCCCTGCATTAAATGAGTTTGCAAGCTGTATAGTATTAAATGAAACTAATGAGCAAGGAGTTGGTATTATCGGTAAAGAACAGATGTTCTCTCAAACAGAAATAGAACAGTTGCAAAGTGAAGTTTATAAAATAACTGGCAAAGGTGAGGTCATGCAATTGTTTAATAAAATGCTTGGTGTTAGTGCTATGTAAACAAATAACTAAAGTAATATCTTTTAATATTGCAAATTGGAGTGATATTGGAAGGGCTTTATTTGCTGCTTATTCATGCCTTGTTGTTGTAGTATTTGTTTTAATAAAATTACTTAACCCATAAACCCCAACACATGACAAACGAAGAAATAGTAAGCATAAGCGCACCTGTACTTACATACTTAGATAAGCATGAATTATTGCCTTTTGTGTATGCCGCTATGGACTTAGCCCGTGCAGACGAGCGGGAGAGTAAGGTGGTTACTGTGCCATATCAACTATGCCCTAAATGTACTGGGCAAGGACAAGTTACTAAACCACCATATACCCCAGGAGATGTCCACGAATGGGTAAGTAGTAGTATTGCATTTCAATGTGATGTTTGTAACGGTAGTAAGATAATACCAATGTTTTCACCCTTACCCCCAGCACCTAAACAATAACCTTTAAATAATAACAAGATGGATAAAGATTTTGAATTGTATTTAAAAAATGAAAGAGAAAATTTCATGCAGCACATTGGGGCGTTAAAGCCATCAATACCTATGGTATTCAGAACTGAAATGGAAAGTTTTGTTATAGCGTATGACCAAGCAGTATCAGCAATAAATCAAACCCACTGGATAAAAATAGAAGGAGAAGATAGCTTGCCGAAGGATGATGAGGTGTTGTGTGTATTTGCTATATTGTACAAGGATGGCAGAGTGTCTTATTCATCAGTAAATAGTTGGGCTGATTTTAAAAAAAGCGTATATTATCAAATACAGTTTATCACCCACTACACCATAATCAATCCACCAAAACAATAACAACATGGAAGCAAAAGAAATTTTAGAAGGTAATTTTATAATTGCAAAATTTATGGGTGGTGTTTATGACGGTACAAAGTATTTCGTATTCAAAGAACAAAATAATAGGCACCTTATTCATGGCGATTTATACGACAGTCAGCTTAAGTATCATTCCTCATGGGATTGGCTTATGCCTGTGGTTGAAAAGATACACTCTACACCAGCGGTTATATTTGAGTTTACTATTGCATTAATCCCGTTTTGCAGGATAATGTACACTCCAAAGAATCAGCCACATAAAATATTTATGAGCGAAGAAAGGAACGATATAACAGGTATGGAAGCCATTTATCAAGCTGTCATTCAATTCATCTACTGGTACAACACCAATAAACAACTTTAATTACAGCACCTAAATAAGAGCGTATGATACTAAAATTAACAATAGAGGTAAAGTTAGATGATGAAGTATTTTTGTGTGATGAAGATGAAAAACTTTGGATGGAAAATAAAGTGCTGATAGGGGATGGCTCACTATTCCTTCATTCAAACGAAATTGGCGATACCATTGGCGAAGTGAAAAAAGTTACAAATATTCAATGGTTGCCCTAACCCCTGCTAACAGCTATTAATAACGAACCATGCAACCCAACAACTTTTTTAACAACCGCATTAAACCCAACCTGGTACTGGGCGCTATAATAGTAGCCGTTTACCTTATACTTAAGTGGATGGGAGTGGTATCCTGATTTAATATTTTATTAATATAATAAATATTTTATTATTTATTAAAAAAAATATTTAGCTTTGATATGCTTTGAAGGATAATACCTTCCGGCAGTACAAATGATCCATTTCATTAAAACAACTTATTAAATTAAGCCTGTAGTTAATTACTACGGGCTTATTGCGTTATGGCAAAGGCTGATAAACAGGTAATCATTGATGCAATCATAAAGGAGATTGAGAAAGGCGAAGGCCGTGGGAAAGTATTGGGAAAAATTGGTAAGAAATGGGAAATTTCCCGAACCACGTTTGACCGGATATGGAAAACAGCTAACGAGCAGCAAAAGGAAAGGCAACGCAAGGCGAAGGATGCAGCGGACGAAGCTTACATCCAAGCCAGTGCAGATGCCGCTAAAGTGGTTGTAATGAGCTCACAGGAACGTAAGGAGATGTTAAGTAAAATCGCAAGGGGAGAATTAACACTTTTGGTTAGCGACCCTAAAGAACCGGCTAAGTTAATTGAAGTGCCGGCCATGGTTGAAAATTTAGAAAGGATTAAGGCTATCAGCGAACTGAACAAAATGGAAGGAGATTACGCCCCAACAAAAGTAGCACAAACAAATAAGGATGGTGAAGATGTGAATTATGAAATTACTTTAAAACTGTAATTCCTTTGCTTACGAAAAACCAAATTGTTGAATCTTTTTATATGTCAAAAGATTTTTGCGACTGTATAAAAAAGATGGAACCTGATTATTTGCAGGATGATTTAAAGGCAGAGGTTGTTTTGATATTACTACAGATGGATGAGGATAAGCTGCAGCAGTTGAATGAGAGAAAGCAATTAAACTTTTATGCTGTACGAATAATTATGAACCTGGCTAAAAGTAAGACAAGCCCGTTTTATAAAAAGTATCGGGTTAATAATATACAGGTAATAGAAAATACATGGGAGTGGAATGGTGAAATATTTGGAGGATCAACAGCATCTATAAAAAACACGGTTAAAAACAATACGCCAGACGACCTTAAAGACCGGGAAGATTTTGAACTATTGCAGGATGCAGCCATTGGAGCCATAGAAACTTTGGGTTGGTACGAAAAAGAAATAATAAAACTATATATAAAGTTCGGCAACTACAGGGCAATAGAAACTGACACTGGCATACCGTGGGAAAGTTGCTACACTACCATTCAAAAAGCAATTAAAAAGATACGATGCAAATTAGCTATAACATCTTAATGTTTTCCCTGGCGCTAGCCTTTTGCTTTGTGCAGTTGCGCCGGTGGCCATGTAAGCCGTTTAGCTGTACTAAGTGCATGACGGGGTGGATAGGATTAATTACCGGCATTATACTTTATGGATGGATGGGGTTGATCTATCTGCCATTGGGTGTATTTACCGGGGCAATGTTTGAAGCAATTAAAAACAGGTGGTTATAAAATTTTAGTATGAGAATAGTAGCATTTGTTAACGGCAACTCCGGTCCTTCTTATCACCGCATTATTATGCCACTGATGTTAATGCGTGATACCGATGTGTATATTACCAATAATCTTTTGGAAGAGCATTTTGAAAAGGGCTGCGATATTTTTATGTACAACCGTATATTACCCGACCACTGCCTGCCGATGATTGCCACACTAAAAGAAAAGTACGGGTTTAGAATTTGTGTTGATATTGACGATTACTGGATACTGGATGAATACCATATACTTTACCAGGTTTACAAAGAAGATGATTTTGCAGAAAGGCAGATAGCACAATTAAAAGCTGCTGATATTATTACCTGCACCCACTCAAGATTAGCAGCCGAAATATTACCGTATAATTCAACCGTTCATGTATTGCCCAACGCCATACCAAAGCAGGGGCAATTTGATATTGAACGTACCGCATCGCCGTTTACCCGTTTATTCTGGCAAGGAAGTGATACACATAAAGAAGATATTAATTTATTGCAACGGCCCATTGAAATAATAGCGCCCCTTGCAGCTAAAGTTAAAATGGTAATGGCAGGCTATGCCGAAGATCATGATGACTGGTATAAAATGGTTATGGATTACACTGCTAAAACAAAGCACCAATACAAACTGATACCATTTGCCAATGTAACAGAATACTATTCGGCGTATGCACATGCGGATGTTTGTTTGATACCGCTGCTTAACTCACCATTTAACCGGCATAAGAGCAACCTGAAAGTATTGGAGGCGGCTAACTTATCGCTGCCCGTTATTTGCAGCGATGTGCATCCCTATAAGGATTTACCAATACTATACTGTAATAGCGCAGGCGATTGGGTAAAGCATATTACTGCACTGGTTAAAAGTAAAAAGCGGCAAAAAGAAGCCGGGCAGCAGCTGGCGGAGTATTGTCAGGAGCATTTTGACTTTAATAAAATTAATAAGGAAAGGAAACAAATTTTAGAATATGCAACAGCACAATATTGACACCCTCGAAAAACACCGGCACTTTCACGATACCTTAATTAAAGCCTTTTATGTAAAGGGTTTAAACTACCAGGAGAAAGAAGATATGCTACGGGTGTACCGGGAAGAGTGGGCGCCCAATGCCAACCCTGATTTGTGGTGTGGTGAATGTATTGCAGATTTTATAAAAGACCTGTATAAAAGGTTTGATGCGTATTTGGCGAGTCTTCCATCTCAGTTGCCAGGAGTTAATAGCCACGATGTAAAACCAAGTGAGCCACAAATGGTAAATATGATGAAAGCAAATTTTCCTAAACATAAAAGAAAATGACCCCACTCCATCACTTCTATCATGTTTACGCAGATGGCCAGTGCGAAACCCCTATAAGGGAGCATATACGTGCATTAAAAGAAAGCGGCCTTTATGAAGCCCTTACAACGTTTGCTATTGGATTTGTGGGCAGCAGGCAGAAATGCCAGGAAGCAATTAATTGTTTACATTCTTTAGGAGTTGAATTTACGATTGCCGCAGAAGCAGAAATAGGCTGGGAACAGGTTACACAAATACCCATGTGGGAATTTAGTAAGCACAATGAGGGATTGATGTTATATGCACATACCAAAGGATCCAGCGATGGTAACGCAATTAACATCCGCTGGCGGCGCAGTATGATTTACTGGAATGTAATAAGATGGCGTGATGTTGTATTGTTACTTGATGACCATGATGCATACGGTTGCCACTGGATACAACCCTTACTTGAAGGTATGCCCGAACATAAGCAGGGTAATTTTATGTTTGCCGGCACTTTCTTTTGGTTGCGTTGTAATGTTATGGCCAGGTTTCCAAAGCCTGCATTAACACATCGGCACGAAGCAGAGGGTTTTGTTGGCTATGGCTGGCACAAACAGCCGTACAACGTTTACGACCCAACGCCTTACTTCCCCAACAGCGGACCATTTGCAGATGGATGGGTAACAAATGATTTATTTACGCCGGAGCCTTATGCCGGTAAAAGCTATAAATTATGAGCAACTTTTTATTAGGCGGCCGCACAGGTGATCTTATCCATGCTTTATGGGTTGCAAAAAATACACCTGGTAAACACGATTTGTTTATTACAGACCGTAGAGACCTGCATAGTGATGGCTTTGCTTTAGGATTGGAGCAAACGTACAAAGAACTTTACCCTATCCTGATGCAACAGGAATGGTGTAAATCGTTTAGCATTTATGATAACCAATTTGTGTTACTTGAACCGGGGCAAAGTTATGCGGCTTTATTTGAGTTTGGGTTAAACCTTTCTTTATGGCGGCGTTACGCTTACTCTGCACCGTGGACACAACTTTTAGCCAACACCTTTAACCTGCAGCCCAACGGTGAGCCATGGATTACACTACCTAAAATAACAGGCTGGAAAGATAAGATAGTAATTCATTGCTCGGTACATGAAGCAAGGCGTGGCGGCAACTGGCATATTATAAGAGAAGGCTATGCAGGTAAGATGATTTTTGTAGGCAACAAACAGGAATATGATTTACTTGGGTTTGATGTGCCGTTTTACCAGCCCGTTGATTTACTGGAACACTTTAATATAATAAACTCCTGCCAGTTCTTTATAGGCAACCAATCTGCACCGTTAGCCATTGCGCATGCTTTAGGTAAACCCCGGCTTGCAATGCTTAATGAAATAGATAAGCTGCATTATGTGGGAGAAGAGCAGTGGCATAAAGATTATTACTGGATGTGTGGCATTGAAAATCATTTTGAAGGATTAAATTATTTATAATGGAAATAACGGTAGGCAATTTAATAGATCAGTTATCAATAGAGAATATCCGTATATGGATGGCAGAGGATATGAAACGAAAAGAAGGGGCTACTGATAAAGAAATTGCCCATGCAACCCGGATTACTAACATAGCCAATTTAAAGCGCAATAAATTAATACAGGCAATTGACGAAGCATTGGAGCAGGATAATTTTAAACAAGGAGATAGTAAAATGTATGGCAAATAAAACAGCAATAGTAACAGGTTGTACCGGGCAGGACGGTAGCTATATGTATGAGCTGTTGCGGAGTAAGGGGTATTATGTGTTGATTACTCTTAGGGACGTTGATTTACAAAAGTTTGTTGCTATAACAAAGCCTGATGAGGTTTACAACTTCGCCGGCGTATCTGATGTTATAAACCCTTACGATAACGTAGCTGAAACGATGGCTGTTAATGTTGGGTTCCCTGCAAATATTTTAGAAGCCATTACAAAATATTCACCGCATACTAAGTTTTTCCAGGCATCCTCCTGTTTGGCTATTAATAATACATTTCCTTATGGCGTTTCAAAAAATGCAGCTGATAATTTAGTAAAACAATACCGTGATAATTTTGGCATTTACGCCTGCTCTGGTATTATGTATCCGCACGAATCACCAAGAAGAAAAGACCACTTCTTTACAAAGAAAATAATTAATGCGGTAAAAAATAAACAAAGGGTTTCGGTTAGCGATGTTTCGGCATCAAGAGAGTTTGGTTATGCTCCTGAATTTATGGAAGCCGCATGGTTAATGTTACAGCAGGATAAACCAAAGGATTATGAAATAGGCACCGGTAAGCCATACCAGTTAATATACTTTATTGAAAAAGCATTTACCGAGGCCGGGATTGATTTCTTCGATTATGTAACAATTGAAAAAACAATACAAAGCAGGGCTGGTATGGTATCAAACCCTAATCCAATACTTTCAGACTTAGGCTGGCAATCGAAAACAACTATTGAAGAACTAATTAAAATAATGATCAATGAAAACACTGCTTAATCTTGGTGAAATTTATGTGAGTGATTTTTTAAAACCCGGGCAACTGCCGGGTATTAAACACGAACTGAAATTAGTATTGGATGAAGCTATTGGAGCCCCACGTTTAGCAACTACCGTACCGGTAAATAATATGTTTGGTAAATACTGGTACAGGAGCGGAACAAACGAAACCATGAAAGCGGCGTTGAAAGATGTAGTGGATAGCGTGTTGCCGTTTACTAAAAATCATTACGGGCAGGCATGGATTGATATTGCAGGTAACGATGGTACTCTATTAAGTTTTGTACCTGATAATTTTATCCGGTTTAGTGTTGACCCATGCGAAGAAAATATTTACAAGCATACGCAGAAACACGCTATCGTTTATAATGATTATTTTAAAAAAGAATTATTCACCGGTATGCAGGCAGCGGTTATTACCACCATTGCCATGTTTTACGATATTGAAGATTACAACACATTTGTAAAAGATGTTTACGAAGTGCTGGAAGATGATGGAATATGGGTATTACAATTAAGCTATACCCCTTTAATGATTGAACAGCTTGCCTTTGATAATATACTAAGTGAGCATGTGTATTACCATTCTTTATCGAGCATGATAAACATATTAGGGCCAAACGGTTTTAAAGTAGTCGACTGCCAGTTGAATGATGTTAACGGCGGTTCGATGCGGTTGTTTGTTAAAAAGAAAGGGCACGAATTTGCAACACAAGCGTACAGGGATGTATGTGATTTTAGGATAGAAAGTTTGCTGCAGTACGAAAACCAGGATATAGATTGGACATGGAGAAACTTTACAGAACGCCTTCAATCTTTAAAAACAGAATTAACCACGCTTATAAAAAAAGAGGTTGCCGCCGGTAAAACTATTATGGGTTATGGCGCCAGCACAAAAGGAAACACCCTGTTGCAATATTTCGGGCTGGATAATACTTTAATAACTGCAATAGCCGAGCGGCAGGAGTGTAAATACGGGCTGGTAACTGTTGGCACTAACATCCCGATAATAAGTGAGCAGGAAATGCGGGAACGTAAACCGGATTATTTATTAATACTCCCCTGGCATTTTGTTAGTGAGTTTACAAAACGTGAAGCGGAGTACCTTAAAGCCGGCGGTAAATTTATTGTGCCATTGCCAAAATTAGTTATTGTATGAGTTACTATTCACAGGCAGGGCAGGATAAATGGGTGCATGATATTGTAGGCAACAAAGGTTTTTTTGTTGACATAGGCGCTTATGATGGCGTACAAACCAGCAATACCTATGCTTTAGAACTTGCAGGCTGGGATGGTATTTGTGTAGAAGCTCATCCTGATTATTTTAAACTATGCAAAGCAGCACGTAAATGTGTTTGTGTTAATGAAGCGGTAACCGACCATGCCGGCGTATGCACTTTTGGCGTTGATAGAATAGGCGGTAATACCGTTGTTAATTGCAATACGTTGCAGGGCATTATCGGTAACAATAAAAATATTGATTACCTGAGTATGGATATTGAAGGGCACGAGTTAACAACACTGCTTTCATTTCCGTTTAAAGATTATAATATCAGGTTAATAACCATTGAGCATAACCTGTATTGCGATGGTCCTGCAAATAAAAACGCATTGTTTGAATTATTAACGGCCAACGGATTTACCAGGGTAAAAGAAGATGTACGCTGTTTAGATACAAACCCGGCTTATTATTTACAACCTTACGAAGATTGGTATGAGAATCCTTTTTATAACAAGACGGTCTGAGCGATGCGGCGTTGCTGATTACGGCAAACGTTTATTTGATATACTGTCAACAGGTATGGATATTACTATGTGCGAAACGGATACAGATGTTGACCCATCCGGTTATGATATTGCATTGTATAATTATCATTATGCTACAATGCCGTTTATTACAACTGATCATCCCGGCGTAAAGCATATAGCCTTATTTCATGAGGCACATTTAAACCACAGGTTTGATAAAGTGATACTGGTGCAATCATTACCAAGGCCGTTGTTTAACTTTTCAGGCCCGGTTGCGTTTTATAACATTCCCGTAATAGGTTCCTTTGGTTTTGGCTTCCCTTCAAAGAATTTCCCTTTGTTGGCCACGAAAGTTAAAGAACAATTTGATAAAGCTGTTTTAAGACTAAACATACCCTTTGCAGAGTTTGGCGATGCTGATGGCAGTTTGGCAAAAGCCGAGGTAGAGAAGTGCAGGGAGATATTGAACGGCAGCAATATTCTTTTATATGTAACACATGAATTTTTAAACAAACGGGATTTACTAACCTGGTGCAGCCAAAATGATCTCAATGCTTTTCTTTATGAGCAGTCTTCGGGGCGTGGGTTATCATCCTGTATTGACTATGCTTTATCAGTACGCAGGCCAATTGCGGTTAGTAACAGCGAAATGTTCAGGCACCTGCCAAAAGAAATTTGTATAGATAATTTTACCATGCCTGAAATAATAAACAAAGGTGTAACGCCATTGGCACAGGTGTACAGCGATAATAGTAATGATAAATTGATTGCAGCTATTTTAAAAGAGATTAAAGTATGACCGGCACAAAAAAAATATCATACACCCGGCCATTTATTTACGATTATCAAAAAGCAATTTTAGATAGTGAAGCCCGGTACACCGTAACCGTAGCCGCAACTAAAGTGGGCAAAACAGCCAGCCATATTATTTGGTTATTTGAGCAGGCTTTAAACTGTACCGATAACCAATCGGTTTGGTGGGTAGCCCCCACATTTGGGCAGGCAAAGATCGCTTACAACAGGATGAAGGCACAGATAAGCAATAGAAATTTTTTTAAAGCCAATGAAACAAATCTTATTATTACTTTAGTTACCGGTGTAAAAATTGAATTTAAAACAGGTGAAAAGCCGGATAACCTTTACGGTGATGACGTGTATGCTTTTGTATTTGATGAATACACAAGGGCAAGGGAGGAGGCATGGTGGGCTTTACGTTCAACTGTAACCAGTACAAGTGGCAGGGGTAAATTTATTGGTAATGCCAAAGGTAAAAAGAACTGGGGCTATAAATTAGCCATGAAAGCAAAGGCAGGGCAGGAGCCTGAATTTGAATACCATAAAATTACTGCTTATGATGCTGCGGCTGCTGGTATGCGTACAAAAGATAACCGGCCTTTTATTGAAGAAATAGAAAGCGCAAAACGGGATTTGCCCGAATCTATTTTTAATGAATTATACCTTGCCGAAGCCAGCGAAGATGGTAGCAATCCTTTTGGCTTAAAGTACATTGCACTATGCTGTTATCCAACTTTATCGCAAGATCCGCCATGTTGTTATGGTATTGACCTGGCCAAGTCTTTTGACTGGACCAGTGTAATCGGGCTGGACAGGCTGGGCTCTGTTAGTTATTATTCTACCTGGACAAAAACAAGCTGGCAATATACCACCGATGAAATTAAGCGCCTGCCTAATATACCCATGGCTATTGACAGTACCGGCGTTGGAGACCCGATTGTGGAACATGTACAACAAACCATGTCGGATGTAGAATCTTTTAAGTTTACTCAGCAAAGTAAACAGCAGTTAATGGAAGGGCTGGCATTAGCTATACAACAACGTAAAATAATTATACCTGATGATGGTAATGTGTCAAATGGTACAGGCCGCATCAGGCATCAACTTGAACAATTTGAAATTGAATATACCAGAACCGGTGTTAAATATTCTGCACCAGACGGAGACCATGATGATGATGTTTGCGCCCTTGCTTTAGCATGGCACAAATGGAAAACAGCATCGCACATGATGGACGGGCCCAGTGTGTGGTAAAATTTTTGCCATTTCTTTCTTTTATTTTCTCCTGATGTTTCTACATCGGGAGTTTTTTTTGCCCCACCAACAATATCCACATTTTTATATTTATAAGCATGTGGAATAAAATTACAGTAGCCCAATTTCAGGCCATTTACAAACTATCGCAGGATAAAACCATGCCACCCGAGGATGTTGCTTGTGGCATTATCAGCATCCTTTACAATATGACATTAACGCAGGTAGATGAATTGCCTATGTCAACATTTAACGAACTGGCAAAAGCATCAACAGCCATGCTTAATGTAGAAGATATGCCCGGTAAACCCGTAAGGATATTAAAAGCCAACGGTAAAAAGTATGGCATTATTTACGACCCCACAAAATTAAAACACCGGCAGTATGTAGAAACCATACAGTACAGCGATAAGCCTATCGAAAACATGCACCTTATTATGGCATCTATTGTACAGCCTGTAAACTGGTTTGGCAGATGGGGTAAGAATGATGTTAATAAACATGCGGATGTCGCTGCAGACATACAACAGGCCCGGATGATAGATGTGTACCATACCTGTGTTTTTTTTTGCAAACTATATCTAAACTCAATGCAGGCTATAAAACCCTATTTGGTGAACGAGATGATAAAGAAGGGAGTGAGCCAACAGACGGCAACAGAACTCTTAACAAATTCAATAAATATCATGGCTGGACATATTCTACCAAAGAAGTCGCAAGCTTTGAAGGTATCTCGATGGATGCGGCCTATGAGTTACCGTTAATACAGGTATTGAATGATCTGGTGTATTTAAAAGCAAAGGTTGAACATGACAAAGAATTATTAAAAGAACACAACAGAAGATGAGTATAAATAAAGCACAGGCCAAAGCATTGGCAGACGGTTTTTTGGGAGTCATAGGTAGCGGTAAAGACGGGTTTATCCCTTCCGAATCGCTATCAGAAGTTTTTTTGCTGGCAGGTAATTTTATTCAGAACGCACAGGGCTTTTTAACTAAAAATAATGCCAGCGGTAATTTATCGCAGTCACTTGAAATTGTTAACCCATCGCAAAACGGATGCGATGTAGAAATGGATTTTTACGGGCAGTTTTTAAATGACGGGGTACGTGGTGTAAAATCGGGTAGTGGTAAGTATGCATTTAAAACATTAAACCCTTCGCCGGCTATGCTTAAGGCTTTAAAAAAGAGTATTGGTAAAGCAAAGCGGTCAACCCGTAATACCAACTCACAAAAAACAACCAGCAGAAACGAAAAGAAAAATGTTGCTACTGCCGATGCTATTGCATGGGGTGCAGCGGTTAACATAAAAAAGAAAGGTATAAAAGCGGTGCATTTTCTTGATAAAGCAGAAAGGCAATTGTTAGATGAAATGGATGACAGGCTTGCAAAGGCTTTTAGTATAGATGTTTTAAATTCTTTACCACCAAGTTTATAATATGGCACTAACAATACAATATAATCCCGGCACCTACTTTAGCACACAAGGCGATTTAATTTTTACAGTAGTGGATATTGTAAAAGCCAGCGACCCGGTTACTTACCCTGATTATAAATACATTGCTGATATTTATATAGGTGCAACGCTGGTAGCAAGGTTAAAAGCTGTGCCAAGGCCCGATAATAAAATCGGGATATTTAATATTGCAAACATTGTCCGTAATTATATTACCGTTGCATTTAACCCCGCTAATACTTACTTAGCACAAACAATGGGTTTAGCCGAATTTAATATTGAGGTTACTGTTAAGTTTGGCGAAGAGTACGGGTTTACCACTTATACCAATATAACGGTTGACAGTGCACGTATGTACTTTAATTTTTATAATGGTAGGTTATTAGGCACCCTTACTAACCTTGCAGCCTATGCAGGCAAACCAGCAACAGTAAGGCCTTATACAACCCCGGTGTATAATTTAGCAGCACATTGCTACATTCCTTTTTTTAATACGGGTACAGCATCATTAACGGTTACTGCAACATCGTACACAGCGGCAGGTGTGTCCATTGCAACAGCATCAGTAGTTACCAACCCTACTGCAGATAATACCATGTATTTGTTTGATGTATCGCCAACTGTTTTAAATGCGGTTACAGCAGGCTTTACAAACGGCGCAGCTTATTACATTGTTGCTTTTGGCGGCAATAACTACCGGTTTAATATATCGGCAGAGTGTATTTACGAAACTTTTACCATGCACTTTTTAAATCGTTTTGGCGGTTTTGAAAGCAGGGATTTTACAAAGGTAAGCCGCAAAGTTTTGGATATTGAAAAACATGATTTTGGTAAGCTGGGTTACGATATGGACAGCAGCGGGGTGATCACTTATAAAAATGCTAACGGTGTTTATAACGAAACAAGAAGTGTTTACTCTTCTCAATACAAAGAAAAGCTAACTTTAAATACCGACCTGTTAACCGATGCAGAATATACCTGGATGGCTGATTTGATTTTAAGCCCGATGGTATTTATTGAAATGAGTGGCTATTTTTTACCGGTTACTTTATCGGGTAATAATTATGAATTTAAGAAATACATTAATGATGATTTAACCAACCTGACGATCAATTTAGAATTTGGAGAGCAGTTTAATGCGCAATACCGATGACAACCGAAATATACATAGAAAATTACAGGCTGGATATTAGTAATGATATTTCCACATTATTAACATTTGGACTGGATGATCTGAAAGATTTTTCTGCACGTTCAACCACATGGAGTAAAACCATCGTATTGCCCGGTACATCAAATAACAATAAATTATTCGGACATATATTTCAGATAGGGCAATCCAACCAGTATATTTCTACTGTTGATAATGTAGGGTATAATTATAACGCCTCAAAATCGGCAGACTGTATAATATTTCAGGACCAGGTACAAACCTTTACCGGCGTATTAAGGCTAATGCAAATAAATATCAGCAATGGCAGGGTAGAATATGAGGTGGCAGTATTTGGTAAGCTGTCAGGGCTTAACGTTTCTTTATCCGGCGGCCTTTTGGAAGAGTTGGATTTTTCTGCTTACGATGAAATATTTAACACCACTAATATTATTGCCAGCTGGGATAACCCCGGCGGTAGTGGCTTGTACTACCCGTTGATTGATTATGGACAATACTCTGCTTTAAAAGATAATTGGGATGTAAGAACCTTCAGGCCGGCATTGTATGTTAAAGAATATATTGATAAAATGTTTACCGCAGCAGGTTTCAGGTATTCATCTGCTATATTTGAAACGCCACGTTTCAAATCATTTATTGTACCGCACAACCAAAAAGAGCTAACCAAAATAAGCGGCACCTCTTTAGATGTAAGTTATTCCGGTGCCGGGCAGGAGCTTGATGACCCTGATACTTATCTTGGTATAACCACACCAACGCATACCACATTGGGCGCATTTACTACAAGCGATAATATTACCTATACCTATGGTGGAGCAGTGCAGATAACAGGAACGATTACCGTACGTTTGATAGGTACTATTTTTTATACACAGGATAATCCAACGCAGTTTAATGTAGGGCTTGGATTAGATACCGTACAGGGCGGCACTAATGTAAATGATGCACATTATTTTTCAGATACTGCTCTTGCAACCGTTCCATTTGATATTACTTTAACGGTTGCCGGGGCATTTAATACCGGCGATACTTTAGCCATTTCGGAGTTTGCAAATTTGTCTGCTGTTAATCCGGAAGATTGGGCGCTGATTGTTACATCAGCATCTATACTTTTTACAACCGGTAGTTTAGTACCTGTATTAATAAGCCCTGGTGATGGACTTATTATAAACGACCTCATCCCTAAAAATATCAGGCAGATAGATTTTTTAGTGAGTATTGTAAAACTGTTTAACCTGTATGTATATGAGGACAGGTTTGACCCAACACTAATTTACATCAAACCCTATATTGATTTTTATACTACCGATAGCAGCGATGCTATAGACTGGAGCTACAAGCTAAACCGGGATAAAGTGTTGCAGGTAAAACCCATGTCGGAGATCAACGCTAAAAAATACAATTTTAAATACCGACCCGATAGTGATTATTATAATGAACTGTACCGAAAAAGATATGGACAAGGGTATGGGGATTATATTTTCGATAGCCAGTTTGAATTTGCAGAGCAGGAAAAATCTTTTGAAATAATCTTCAGTGCCACGCCATTGGTAGGGTATGTAGGAGAAGATAAGGTAGTATCAACCATATTTAAACAATCAAACGGAGTAGAAGAACACGTAGATAGTAACATAAGAATATTACAGAGTAAAAAAATAACCGGCGTTACCAGCTGGGATATGCTGGATAATCTTTCTATACTAACATCAGTTACCAATTACGGTTATGCAGGGCATTTTGATGACCCCGATGCACCTGCTAATGATTTAAATTTTGGAGCCTTACGTGAATTATTTTTTGTATTGTCTGCCGGTAATTTAAGCAACACGCAATTTAATGTGTACTGGAGTTCGTATATGGCTGAAATTACGGATAAGGATAGTAAGTTATTAAGTGGATTTTTTTACCTGACAACAAAAGACATTTTTGATTTAGACTTTTCCAAATTCATTTATTTGGATGGGGTATTATTCCGGCTGTCAAAAATTGAAGATTATAATATCACAACAATTTCAGAATGCAAGGTTGAATTATTAAAAGTGAATTATTTAATTTATTAACATGGCAGATAAAGTAATAGCGGCATCCTTACAGCTTGACAGTAAGCAGGCTGAAACATCGGTTAAATCTTTTAAGTCGCAATTAAAAGATGCCAGTAATGAATTAGTAAATGTGTCTGATAAGTTTGGTGCCACATCAAAGGAAGCTACCATTGCAGCAAAACGTGTTGCAGAGTTAAAAGATAAAATTGGTGATGCAAAAGCATTGGCAGATACTTTTAACCCTGATAAAAAGTTTGTGGCTTTTGGCGGTGCAATACAGGGTGTTGTGGGTGGCTTTTCTGCATTGCAGGGTGCCATGGGTTTATTTGGCAGCGAAAGTAAAGAGGTTGAAAAAATGTTGCTGAAAGTGCAAAGCGCCATGGCATTGCAACAGGGTATTAGCGCTATTGCCGGTGCTGTAGATAGTTTTAAGATGCTGGGCAATACCATTATTACAAAAGTGGTAACTGCTTTCAGTACACTAAAAGGCGCAATAATGGCAACAGGTATTGGCGCCTTGGTTGTTTTAGTAGGTACAATCATCGCCAATTTCGATAAACTAAAAAACGCATCCGGTATTGTTGGCACCGCTTTTAAAGCTATAGGCGCAGCAGTATCGTGGGTTACGGATAAAATAAGTGCATTAACAGATTGGTTGGGCATAACAGGCAATTCAGAAGATGAATTAGCCGCCAAAACAGAACGGGCTCAGCAAAGAATAAAAGATGCCAAAGAAGCCGCCTATGATAATGAACTGCGTTTAGCAAAAGCCGTTGGCAAAGGTGTTGCTGAGTTGGAAAAACAAAAGCGTGATGAGATGCTGAAAACTTTGGAAACATCATTACTTGTTTTTGAAGGCATGCAAAAAAGTGGTGTACTTGGTTTTGAGTGGGTAGATGAAGCGGTAAATAATATCCGCATAAAGATTAAAGAATTACAGACAGATCAGAAAATTGCAGATGTAGAAGCAGGGAAAAAAGCAGCAACAGCAGCAGCGGAGCGTAAAGCAGAGAATGATAAAAAGAAAGAAGAGCTGGCGCAATTAAATGCCGATCTTATAAAAATGGGTAACGAAGCCTTTGCACAAGGCATGGCAGACCAGGCGGCATGGGCAGAACAATTAAAAGCAGGTGAAGATGCGGCTGAAGCTGAAAGACAAGCGGCAGAAGAGAAAAAAACACAACAGCAATCAGAGGCATGGCAACGCCGGGCCGCAGAGATCAAGCAAATAAATGAAACTGAATTACAGGATGCCAAAATATTGGCCCAGCAAAAATTACAATTAGCTGCTGATACCGCCAACGCATTAGGGGCGCTAAGTGATGTGCTGGGCAAACAAACCGTTGCCGGTAAAGCCCTTGCAGTTGCTCAGGCATTAATTAACACTTATCAAGGTATAAGCAGGGGTGTAGCAATGGGTATGCCTTGGGGTATCCCTTCTATTATTGCAGCAGCAGCAACTGGGTTTAAAGCGGTGAAAGATATTTTAAAAACAAAAATACCCGGGCAGGGTGATGGTGGTGGTACAGCACCATCAATATCATCAGTTGCTACTGCACCATTGGCACCACAACCAAAGGTTCAAACAACTACTTTAGATCAAACTGCATTAAATAATACCGGCAATGCAACGGTAAGGGCATTTGTTGTAGAAAGCGATATTGCAAACAATGCAGAAAGAGTACGCAGATTATCAAGGGCTGCACGTTTGGGAGGGTAGCCAAAACCAAACAAACCACTCCATATAATATTTACGATTATATGGACTTGCAAATTTACAAAGCACAGATTGATCCCAACCCAACCTCAGATTTAGAAGTAAACTTTATCGGGTTGGTTGACCGGCCTGCTATTGAACGCAACTTCCAGGCGTTTAACGACCTAAAGCAAAAAGCAAAATTCACTCTTAACGAAGAAAAAAGAATTATCAGCGGCCCTGCTATGATTGCAGATATGCCGCTGTATCGCAAAGACGATCAGCTTGGCGAATACTATGTGGTTTTTGATAAAGAAGCCATCCGCTGTATAGTAGAAAAATTCAGCGCCAAAGGCTATCTAAAAAACTTCAACCTTTTTCATGATGATCAGCAGCAGGTAAGTGATGTAACCATATTCAACAGCTTTATCAGTGATAGCGAATTGGGTGTACCTGCATTAAAAGGGTTTGAAGATGTGGCAGATGGCAGTTGGTTTATATCAGCAAAAGTAAATAATGAAGGCGTGTGGAATAAAGTAAAAGCCGGCGATATTAAAGGCTTTAGTGTAGAGGGTTTATTCTCTTACATACCTGTTGTGCAGCAGAAATTAAGTGTTGATGAAGCGTATGACCGTATTCAAAAAATACTTAACAGCATTGAGTTGTAAGTTCAAAACCAAACAGATTTTTAAAAATAATATTTACCATTATGAGCGCAGATAAAAAATCACTATTAGAAAAGATAAAAGCATTTTTTGATGCACCTGTTGCAGTACCACCAGTTACACCGGCAGCTATGGAAGCTAAGCTGGTAAAACTTAAAGACGGCAGCGATATTTCTATCATGCAGGCTGGTGATGTACCTGCGGTAAACGATACCGTTACCATTGATGGCTTACCTGCACTGGATGCAGAATACGAATTGGAAACAGGCCACAAAATTACCACCGTTGGCGGCATAATTACAGCCGTTGTAGAACCAGAGCCGGTAACACCAACACCGGAAGAAATGGCCGCAGCACAAGCCGCAGCCGCTGCAGCAAATCCTCCTGCACCAGTTGTATTAACAGCCGAAGCAGTACAGGCTATGTATGCAAAATTCGCAACCGGCACACCGGAAGAAAGAATAGCTAACCTGGAAATAATGGTGAAGGCTTTAATGGAATCAAACTTTGGTTACCAGATAAGAGAGAAGCAGGCAGATAGCGCAATACAGGTTTACAAAGATACTATTGCAGCAGCCACAGCCCCTATTGCTACAATGCAGCCACAACTTGCAACAGCATTGGCTAAGCTTGAAAAGCAGGATGAAGTCATCAAAATGCAGTTTGAACTACTGGAGAAAATTGTAGAAACACCAACAGCCGATCCAAAAACTTTAACCGGTAATAAAAAAGACAGGTTTGAAAAACTGGAAACCAGGGAAGCCAAATTTAAAAAGATGGCTGATGATTTAAAAAATGCAAAAAACAAAAACACAAACCCCGCAGCACAACCTGCTTAATAATTAAACAAACTATTTAAAACATACCACTATGGCACTTTCAGTAGGAACACTTACCAGCTACGTTATCGAAAACACAGACGTCCTTGTAATGAAGTCGTTATTCGGCGGCAGAACATCGGACCTTATCCGCAGCGAAGGCACGGTAATGACCGGCGTTAAATATGCCGAAAAAATAAACATCCTGGCAACAGATGCTATTTTTCAGAACGGTGCCGGTTGTACCCGTACACCTTCAGGCACAACCTCGGTTACACAACGCCAGGTAACAATCGTCGACGTTGCTGTAGTTGAAGATATCTGCGTAAAAACATTAAACACCGTTTACTTATCTAAGGCTTTGGCCAAAGGTAGTAACGATAATAAATTACCATTTGAGCAGGAGTACACCGATCTTAAAACTGCAACAATTGCCAAGCAACTGGAAGTAGCGATATGGCAGGGTGATACTGCAAGCGCAAATGAAAACTTAAAGCGTTTTGATGGATTCATCAAACTGATTGATGCTGCAGCTACAGCGGTGGCAGTTAACTCTGCAACCTATGCAGTAACCGGCGCACCGGTTGCAACTGCTACAGGTATTGTTGCCGCAAACGTAAAAAGCATTGTTAACGCAATGTGGTTAGGTTTACCAGCAGATGTTACCGGGCAGGATGATATCCGTATCTTCTGCGGATGGGATACATTCAATAAATACGTGAACGCATACACTGATCAGAACTTGTTCAACTTTGCCCCTACAGGCAGCGAAGTGAGTGCTGCAAACGGTGTGGTAATTATCCCGGGTACCAACTACAAATTAACCGCAGTACATGGCCTTGATGGTACCAACCGTTTATTCGGTGTACGTATGAGCAACCTGTTTGCCGGTGTTGACCTGGAGAATGAGTACGAACAATTCCAGCTTTTGGAAGATCAGTTTAAAAACTACCTGCGTTTACAGGTAAACTTTAAATACGGTGTTAACGTAGCATTCCCCGATGAGATCACTTCTTTCAAATTAGTTTAATTAACCGGGCGGCTTAAAAAACCGCCCTTAATAATATTTTACATGGCTACAAGTTGCGCACTTACACAAGATTATTCTTTCAGTTGCGATGTGGGTACCGGCGGTACAAAAGAAGTGTGGCTTATTGAATTAAATAATATCAGCAGCTATACAGAAAGCAGCGGTACACTTACTGCTATAACAAAAGTTGCTGGTAAAATCTTCCGTAAATACCAGCTGGTTTTAGAAACTGCAAATTTTGATGAAGAAATTGTAGGTAACAGGCAGAATGGAACAATTTTTTATGATCAGAAAGGTACTATCATTATCAACAAACAAAGTGTAGCGGTAAGAAATGAATTATTATTACTGGCTAAAAATTACCTGGTAATGGTAATACATGATAACAACGATACTTATCGTTTATTGGGCCGCCAATATGGGTTAAGAATGGAAACGGGTATGGCATCAACAGGTACAGCATGGGGAGACCGTAACGGATACACCATGAACTTTACCGGAAAAGAACCTGAATTGGCACCATTTGTAGCCGAGGCGGTAATAGCAACACTTCAAACCTGATGAAAATTATAATTTAAAAAAGCCCTGGCAAGTAGCCGGGGTTTTTTATTTACAAACAAAACCAACATTTTAATATTTATAATTAATGTTAGAGTTTAAACAAACTGATACGGCAGCACCTTTAATAGTTACACTTACCGAAAGGGTTACTATTGATGCCCCGTATTTTCTTTTTGTTTTTACCCATGTACTTACAAAACAGGTAGTATCATTCATAAAATCTGAGGCGCAGGATGAAAGCGATTACCCGGAAAGGTTTAACCAGTACACCATTAACCCGGCTGCAGTATTCTTAAATAAACCCATTGGCGAATGGCATTACACTATTTACCAGCAGGCCAGCAGCAGTAACACCAGCCCTGATGCAACGCAAGGTGCTTTAGAGTATGGTAAAATGATAATGGAAAGAGATCCTGCTTTTGCATACACAATATACGATGAGCCTACAACAATAACCGCATACAATGGATGATATAAAATTTCAGGCCCCCGCAGCTTTAGATAAAGACGATACTTCAAATATTATCGTACTAAAGTTTGCTGATAGCAAAATACCTGTATTCCGTGAAACACGGGGCAGGGATTATATTAAATACGGGGATGATAATTTTTATCCTGAATACTTAACCTACCTGTATAATAAATCTGGTAAGCACAATGCAATTTTAACCGGTAAAGCAAATTATATTTTTGGCGGCGGGTTTGAAAACGGCAATGTAGCCTGCAACCGGACGGGAGATACATTAAATGATATTTCAAAGAAGTGCATTTTAGATATTGTTATTTATGGCGGCTTTCGTTTAGAAATAGTTTGGGGTTTTGGTGGTAAGATAAACGAGGTTTACCATTGCGATTACTCTACTTTACGCCGTGGTAAAGAATGTGGATTTTATTTTAAAGAAAGCTGGAATGATTTAATATGTAAGGATAAAGAAGAATACATACCCGCCTTTGACCATCTTTGCCCTTTTGGTAGCCAGATATTTTCTTATGATGAATACCGCCCCGGCACACGTTACTATCCTTTACCGGATTATATTGGCTCAAACAATTACAT